CTCTCTCCATTGAGCTTTTTGGACGCACCATATTTTTCATCAGTTCCCATTTGAGAATTTTGTTTGTTCCTAACACAAGAACACCTTCGTACCATACATCAATTCTTTTAGATAATTTTTCAAAACGTGCTTGTTCTGTTTTTGGTGGATTGAATTGATCGTCTTTTTTTAGCACTTTTTCTCCGCCTTGTGCTGTTTTCTTTTTCTTATATACGATATTCTTGTCAGTCTTGTAACAGAAATACAATAATGTTGCAGTATTCTTATCAAATGAATCAGTTTTATAACCACCTCTCATTCCTTGATATGAATCAAACTTAGATGCCGACTTGGCAATTTCTTCAACTTCTTCTTGTGTTATTGATGGATCAATCTTTTTGATCTCTGTAATGTTGACATTCTTAACCTCTCCAAAGTAATAGCAATCCTGGAAATGTGGATCTTCTGTTGGGCTGAACACTAAGTCAGCTGGGTCTACATAGTCAACTTTAATTCCATCGTGAACATTGAAAGTATGCTTTGCAGCAGATACTCCAATAACCGTAGAGTCTTCATCAAGTCTTTTCTTGATGTGTTCGTAGTTGTTATGTTTTAAAACAGACGTAATGGCTTTTTCTTCAGCAATCTCAATATCATCTTTATAATCGATTTGCATATGTATATCTAGCTCATCATCTGTTTCAGGAAGTGCATCTGGTTGTACGCTAAACATATTTTTGCCTAGCATAGCTCCGATTTCTTCAAAGTCTTCTTTATTACGCATCTCTGTCTGGATGCGGTTTTTGTACATAGCTTTTTTGTTTGAAGATACTGGATCAATTTCCTCAGCTTTTACATTAAATAATCTGTTTGATATACCATTGACTACAATATCTACAAACTTTGGTATAATAGGCACTGGAGTCCAATCTAAGTTTAAATATGATATGTCTCCATTAATAGCAAGCTCGTCTTTGTACTTTCGTACAGACTGCTCACCCATTGCATATGTTCTTAGTTTATGATAGGTGTCACGGTTGTTATAAAACCTTGATTGACCACCCTCTTTTCTAAACCACTCAGACTCTATAGCATGCCCTACCATAAGCCCATATTCTTTCGATGCCTTCTCAGCATCTGAAGCTAATTGATTTGGAAATCCAATAACGTATTTCCCAGAAGTTCCTCGCATATTTTTACTTTATAATAGAGCTAACTGTGCCTGTATTATTATACCTTGCAAAGTTAACATTTATTTCTGTATCTTTTCTTTGAGCCTTAATGACGTATTTCTGGTTTGCCATGATAGCAAGACCTGAACTAACTGTTGCATCAAACTTGGTTCTATTACCAATATCATAGTTAGCCCAATCCAATAATGTCCTGTTAAAGTACATTTTACCAGTACCCTCGTCACTAAATCCTACATTGTTTTCTATATAACTTTCTATTGCCTCAGCGTGAATTGATATGACTGCTGGAGACGAAGGGATTCCTCCAAGCTCTCTTTCGGCTTTAGACAAGTCGTTTTTGTGTTTATCTGGTCTATTTATGCTCCATTTTCTATATCCTCTGTTTTTAAGATGATATAAAAGTCTAGGCTTGTTGTTCTCAGCTAATACAGGCATACCATAAAACACCATAGCCATAAGAACATCCTCATAAAACAACTCAGCTGTTTGTGGTCTATATATATACTCTAAAAAGAACATATTACTAGGACCATCTAAATTCATTCTTGTAAAACCATGAAGGGCTCCATTAGACCCACCTCCACCTACGGTTCCTGATATATCATAAGAGTCACAACCAAAAGCACCTATATGCTCGTTACCTGGATACTTAAATCCATTCTTAGTTATAACTCTGTTTCTGAGCTCTAGTGGCGGTATCCAACTTACATAAAACCTTCCATGTTTTTCTGGTGTCCATATAACCTCTGTATCTTTAACTCCATTCTTCCAGGAGAAACCTCCCCTTTGTACAACACGTTGCCTTTCAAGATTATCATTAAAGTCTATTTGCTCGTATATTCTAGTTAAACTAAATAAACTATTTTTTGCTTCATCTCTAAAAGCATGCCCTTCTGTTCTAGGGAACTGTCTATAGAACTCATTAAGTGCGTCAGAATCGTTTCTAAGGCTCTCTACTTCATTTTCCCAGTAGTCTAATACCCCTCCATCTATTACGTCCCCATAGTGGTCTAAAACGGCTTTATTTGGCTTTCTGAAGACTGGTTGTCCAAACTGATCTATAAACCCCTCAAAGTTCCATTCCATAGGGATAAATAGAGAATACATTCCACTCTTAGTCTGACCATTTGCGTTTCTTTCTGTTACGTCAGAGTCCCTGTAAAGTTTCTTAAAGTTACCCCCTCCTTTATCTTGAGAGTTTGAGGTAGAACCCATTAGGCATTTACCTATGATCCTTCTACCTAGTCTAAGTGTAGTTTTAGTGACGCGCCAGTTGTTGAGGATATTATCTGGACGTTCCCACTTTCCAGATTCATCGTGGACGAGTAATCGTAGCTTTTCACCATCGTAGGAGTTATCTCCAGTGTTTTTCCAGTCAATGGTTGTGTCGAGTCCTGCAAGGTCATCATCATTTTCTGTGTCTGCAATAGACCTTCTTGTGAGCTTTGATGCTGGGACTCTGTACGCAAGCTCTGTCTTCGGTCTATCCATCCCATCTTGAATAGGTTTGAAAAAGAAGGGATAGTTTGTTGAGATTGGTACGACTTTGTCTGTGAACATTTTTTTTGCATCTGCACCACTCTTAGATAGAATACCGAACCTAGCATCGGAGGTGACTGTAGCTTGGTTGACTGTTTCTGCTGATGACATAAAGCTGAATCCTGAACGTCTGTTTTTAAGGTAACACATGCCGTAGCATCTGTTGTCTGCTTTACAAGCTTCCCAGAAGATAAAAAAGATTCTGTTTGATTCTCTGTATTCTGGATGCCCAACATCGATCTTTGTCCATTGGAGGTACATGTAGTGAGCCCCAGTAATATAAGTAGGAAGACCATTATTTTTAAACCAAAAACCACTCTCTCTTCTATCAAACTCAGCCTCAATGTAGTCGACCCATGACTCTTTGAATGAACTCGGGTACTCATTCCACTGGAAAATGGTCTTGATTTTTGATAGTTCTTTTGGATACTCAAATGGCTCCCAATACTGCTCCGATTCTTTTTCACTTCTACTGTGCGTTTCTTTCGGCTGCAAAGGTAATGCAATTTTTAGGTTTTGTATTTCAACAACCTCACCTATCTGACCAGATTTTGATATAACAACTACATCATGTTCACTGTTGTATCCATAATCCCAAGCTTTCTTTTTGTTTAGTTTATCTCTAGTCTTATCATCGATATGAGAGATAACCTTACATAACTCAAGACTTTCGTCCTCTGGACTCTGCGAAGCTTTGGAATCCTGTATCTTTTCCTTTGCCTTCTTTAGTCTTATCTTCGCCATTTAGTTTATCTCTTTCGTTCTCTATCCTTTGCAGAATAGCAAATGCATCCTCTATAGCTAACCTTTTAGTTGCTGCAGCGTTTTTTAATCTATCAGCAGCAAGATCATCGTCTTTATGCCCTGTAATGATCTTTTCTTCGGCAACCTTTATAAGCTCATCAACTGCTTTTTCTGCAGCCTCTATAACTCTTAAAATAGTTTCTTTAGTGTCACTCATCAGTGTATGTATAAGTGAAACAATAATTTTCCCACGTTGATGTGGTAACCCAATACTCTTCCATTTAATTAAATTTAATACAAATATCATTATGCCTCATTCTATAGAATTTTTGGTCATCTATTGTAAACTCATATTCTGAGTTTTTAGTAAAACCTACTTTTTCTCCTTCTTCAAAGATACTGCTATGCTTTACAATTCCCACATGCTCTTCTTCTTTTTTGTCCGATCTATAAATCTCGTTATCTTGATTATAATCGACAGGAGAAATAAAGCAATAATCTTTTGTAGTTTTCCACCCCTTGTCATCTTTGTACATATATATTCTTTGAGGGTTGACTAAGTATTCGCCATCCCTAAAAAACTCATTACTTTTTCTTTTTTTGCCTTTAGCATCTAGATATGTTCTAAACACATTGTGATGAACAACTACTAGGCTACCAACTGGTATCTCTCCACCCTTCGGCACCGCACACACAACTCCCAGCCTGTTCACATAACTGGCATCCTCTATCGATGTGTTTATCGTGAACTCTTGGTTTGCTATTGTCTTTGTGTTGTTGTATTCCTTTCCGAGTGGTTTTACCAGATAATCCCATCTTGGTGTCATATTAAATTTATATTGTATTCAATTACTACTGGAATGTCTTTAAACTCTTTCCATTTTACAGATTCTTCGTTTTTCTTGACCCAAACGCTAAACCCTTCTTGTTCTTGAGCTATATCGCTTATAACATAAGATCCACCCAAAACCTCTTGGTTTATTATATAATGCATGGCATTTTTATAGTCTGCTCCAACTGAAATCTTTCTAATATAGTTCATTTTATTTAATTATATGTATTTTAAGCTGTATAAGTTCCACTACTAGTGTAAGTTAATATTGTGTTTGATCCATCCGTTGTAACAGTAGGAGATCCAGTTGTAATGCCTGAATATCTTGCAGTTGGCATACGAAGTATTACTATTCCCGAACCTCCTGAATTACCATAGGCACTTGGGCAACCACCTGCTCCTCCAGAACCGCCCCCTGTATTTTGACCTCCAGCATCAGGCGGTGTGCCTGGACATCCAAGTCCTCCAGCACCACCACCACCTAATCCACCAGAAGTTCTAGTGCCTGCTTCAGCACCACCACCACCACCTCCTGCATAATACACAGTAGTACCAGTGATAGAAGATTGTAGCCCATCTCCTCCAGAACCAGCGTTACCTCCACATACAACATTTCCTCCAGATTGCCCAGCGCCTCCTCCACCGCCCCCTCCCCAAGGGGTTTGTGAGAAACAAAGTCCATCTCCTCCATCATTTCCTTGACCAAAAGTTCCGCTTGCACCAGCGCTACCGCCAGTAGAAGAATATGAACCTCCACCACCTGAGCCACCAGATTTTGGTAAACTCGCTCCTTTAGCGCCACCGCCACCACCAATAGAAACTACAGAGTCAAAAACTGAATTTGAACCATTATTTCCATCATTTGGATGCGAAACGCCAGCTCCTCCCGCTCCAACTGTAATCGTATAAGACATTGAAGGTGTTAATGAATAACCAGTTGATGTGAGTAAACCACCGGCTCCCCCACCTCCGCCATTAGCCGCACCGCCAGAACCACCTCCAGCTACAACTAAATACTCTATATTGTAAGGATAACCAGTAGTATTTACAGTAGCCCAGTCAGTTCCATCGTAGGTTTCTAGTACATTGTCAGTAGTGTTAAAACGGATATATCCAGCAGATGGAGATGCAGGGCGCTGTGCTGTCGTTCCTTTAGGAAGTGCAGTAGCTCCTGTGCTAGAATCTAGTTCTAGTAACTCTGGATGATCTATTTTATCTATAGCCATTTTTATTCAATTACAAGTTCAACCCAATTTCCAGCTTCCTCATCCCACTCATACAATTTACCATCTGTAGGGTAAGGTATAGGAGATTCCCATAAACAAGTTTCCTCATTTAGAGTCCAGCTGGCAAAAGGCTGAGGTGGAATAAAAGCATCTCTTACCTCATCGTAAGTATACCCTATTCCTGCATAGTTTTTTCTTAAAGGCTCTTTGTCTGTAGATTCCTCTCCTGTTTCTGGATTGTAGTGTTTACCTCCTCTTGTGTTATAAGAAGTTTGAATCCATTTTCCAGGCGAGTCATCAACAAAATTGTCAAAGAAATCTGCCTCTGCAACAATTACTTTTGTTACTATACCATTTGAAACTTTTGCGTAGTGTGCCATAATTTAATTTATTATGCGGTATATGTTCCGCTTGATGTATATGTTAAAATTGTATCTGTTCCGTCTGTTGTTACTGTAGGGCTTCCAGTTGTAGTTCCTGAATAAACAGAAGTAGCCATTCTTAATATTACTAATCCTGAACCACCTGCTCCTGAAACTGTACCATCTCCTGAAGCACCTCCACCAGAACCAGTATTTCCAGTAGCATTAACGCCGTTTGCATTATAAGCACCTCCTGCGCCTCCGCCACCAGAACCACCAGAACCACCAGGACCTGTATATCCTACTCCAGTACCACCAGTACCTCCACCTCCACCTGCATAGGTAACTGATGAACCTGTTATTGATACTG